CCTTCTGAAATGCGTAATTACCCCATTATCAAACCCATAATTGATCTTCTTCTAGGGGAAAAATCTAAAAGACCTCTCAATTATACTGTTACAGTACAAAACTCAGATGCCATAACTATAAAAGAGCAACAAAAGCAAGAAGCTATAGCACAAAATTTAAGACAAAAGTTTTTACAAGAAGTACAAGCTATGGGTGTAGATATAGGTGCTAATATGGATGAAATACCAACACCTAAACACATAGCTGACATGTTTGAACTAAACTATATTGACAATAGAGCAGTCTTAGGACAACAAGCTTTAAATTATATATTTCAAGAACAAGAAGTATATGATAAAGTACAAAAAGCTTGGTTTCATTATTTAGTTACAGGAGAAGCTTATACTCAAAGAGGTGTAAGAAATGGAGAACCTTTTTATGAAATATTAAACCCTCTAGATGTAGACTATGACCTTGATCCAGACTTAGAGTTTGTAGAAGATGGTGATTGGGCATTAGTTAGAAAGTATGTACACGCATCTAGTGTAGTTGATGCTTATTATGAAAGTTTAACAGAACAACAAATTTTAGAATTAGAAGAACCTAGACACTCAGAAAGTGATATTTCTTTTTTGTATAATAATTCTGCTAATAAAGATACAAATGCTTTTAGAAATAGATTAATTGAAGTTGTAAATGTATATTGGAAATCTAGGAAGAGAATAGGATTTTTAACTTACATGGATCCTGAAACAGGAGATTTTGAAGAAGTTGAAGTACAAGATGGTTTTAGAATGCCTGCAGAATTAAAAGATATTGGAGCAACATTAGAATGGAGATGGGTAAATGAAGTATGGGAAGGTACAAGAATTGATGGTAGATTTTATGTAAATATAAATCCTATTCTTAACCAAAGATTATCTTTAGAAAATCCTTCTAAATGTAAATTACCTATTAATGGTAGAAGATATTCTGATACAAATTCTAAAAATATATCTTTAGTTAAATTAGGTATACCTTATCAATTAAATTATAATATTTACAAGTATAGATTAGAACTTGCAATAGCTAGAAGTAAAGATATTATTGCACAGTTTGATATAAACATGATCCCTAAAAAATGGGATATGGATAAATTTATGTACTATGTAGAGGGTACAGGTATTGCTTGGGTAGATTACAATAAAGAAGGTATACAACTAAATCCACAACACCAATCTGTTATGGATATGTCTATAAAAACTATAGAGCAGTATATTGTACTACTAAATTCTATTTTAGAAGAGTGGGAAAAAATATCTGGAGTAAGTAGACAAAGACAAGGCGAGATTGGAGCATATGAAGGTAAAGCATCTTCACAACAAGCTATATTACAATCATCACATATTACAGAAGATTTATTTAGAAAGTTTGAAAGAATGGAGCAAAGAGATTTTCAAGCTTTATTAGATTACTCTAAAGAGGCATGGTTAACAGGTAAAAGAGGTATGTTTGTATTACCTGATGGTACAACTGACTTTTTAGATATAAATAGCATGGATCATATGGAGTCTAACTATGGAGTATTTGTTTCTGATGCAGGTAAAGATCAAGAAAAATTACAAAATATAAAAGGATTAACACAAGCTATGATGCAAAACGGTGCTAAACCAGGAGATATAGCTGAGATGTTAGATTCTGACAGCTTTACACAAATTAAGAAAAATCTTAAACTTGCTGATAAGGCGGCCTCTGAATTAGAGCAAGCTCAACAAGAAGCACAACAACAAATGCAACAGCAACAGTTAGAAGCTCAACAAATACAATTAGAAGCTGAAAATTTAGAGAGAGAAAAAGACAGACAAAAAGATATTGAGATTGCTTTAATAAGTGCAGAAACTAAAGATCAGGCGGGAGCTAATTCTTTAAATTTAGAAAAAATGATACAAGATTTTGAATTAAAGAAAAGAGAATTAGAATTAAAAGAACAAGAGTTAAATTTAAAAACGCAAATTAATGCAGATACTAACTCATTAAAAAGAGAGGACATACAAAGTAAAAAAGATATAGCAAAACAGAATGCTAACAAACCAAGATAGGAGAAGAATATTAGAAGAGGTAAAAACATCTGGGTCTAACGATATAATTGCAGCTCTTAGAGGACAAATATCACAAACACCTGTAGAGATGCCTACACCAGAACCGGTAGAAATACCAGAACAACCTAGTAGGCCTATTAGAATTTCACAACCACAACAACCAAAATCAAATTTAGTAGATAGTACTAAAGCTATGCCTACACAGCTAGCACAAACAGGAGGAGAATACATTCCAAAATTTCCAAGACCTGAAGGTCTTCCAGAAGCCCCGCCAACTGGCACAATATCCCAAGCAAAAGAAAAAAATATTGCAGATAAAATACTTAATGTATTAGCAAATCCTTTAGCTACTTTTGGAAGATCTGTTAGAGGAGAAGATATTAATCCTGGAAATATAAGAAGAGGAGAAAATCCTTTTGATGCTTTTCTTTTAGGTATGGTAAACCCTGCATCATGGGCAGAGAGTGCTCAATACGCAGTAAAAGAAGGTAAACAAGGAAACTATTTAGCAGCAGGATTAAATGCACTAGGAGTTTTACCTTTAATTCCTACATCAAAAATAGCAGCAAAATCTGCTCCTAAATTACTAAAAAATTGGTTTGCTAAACAGGTAGGAACTAGAAAACCATCTACAAATACAGGTATGTTAAAAACAGGACCAGAAGAAGTAGTAAAAGCACCCCCTTTAACTGAGGTAGATAAATTAAAGATTGCAAAAATAAAAGATAAAAATATAAAAAGATTACAGAGCGATGAATATATATCTAAAAGAAGTGCTAATACCGGCGAGTCTAAAGAAAGTATTATGACTCAAGTTAATGAATACATAGATGAGTTAAACAAAGCTCCTATAAAATTTAAAGCTATTGGTGATCCTAGTATGTCAAATACGTTAGGATATTATCGACGCCCTCCATCTGTTACAAGCAGGTCTGGAGAAATAGGAATTAAAAGAGGATTACAAAAAGATTTAAAGTTTGATACATTTGAAACAATTGATCATGAGGTAAAACATTTACTAAGTCCTACAGGAAAATTTGATAAGGGACATCCTTTATATAAAGAGGCATTAGAAGAAGTAAAACAAATAAATAAAATAAATGACAAGTTATCACGAGCAACAACTTCTAAGCAGGCAGATGAGGCAGTAGGAATGTATGCTAATATTAGATCTGTAACCGTTCCTAGAATGGATAAAGTTTATAAAAATTATCCTACACTTGATATAAAAAGAGAAATACCAACAAAAGATTTTGAATATTTTATTGATCCTGCAGAACAACAAGTAAGACTTTTAAGAGGCGCTGAGTGGTTTAAAAGAAATTACAGTTGGGATGGTACTAAAGCTGGTATGACAGACGATATGCTAAAAGAAGTTTTTGAGCAAATGTCAGGTAGAAGTCCAAGTAAGCAAATGTTACCAACTGATTTTAAAGAATTATTAAAAAACAGTCAAAATACAACTTATAGTACACTTAGAGATGTTCTCTCAAAAGCATGGGCTTTAGGACCAGTTGGACTTACTGTAGGAGCTAATAAAAAACAAGATGGTGGTCTTAGAGATCATATGATGAGTTATATGGACTTTAGAGGTAGTGATACAACTAATGTAAATCTTGTTATGAATGCTATATCTCAACATGAATCTCAAAATGTTGCTGATGCAGAGCAAGAAGGGGGTGGTCCTGGTAGAGGTGCATATCAATTTGAAATAGGTGATAAAAAAGGAGCTAATACAGCTATGAATAGAACTGCTAATTTTTTGGCCTCTCCAGCAAATAGAATATTTTTTGGCTCAAATAAAACTATAAAAGATTTTCCAAATATATATAATAAGTATATATCTAGCCCATCTCAAGACTTTTCTAAACTTAGTAAAGAAGATCAAGATGCATTATTTTTAGGAGATAAAATATACGGAGGAAAAGACAGAAGAGACGAGTTTGATAAAGTGCTTAAATCTCCTACACAAGAAAATATTTTTATGTACTGGCTTAAAAATCACAAAGGAAAAGTTAATAATAAGACTGTAAATAAACTAACTGAAGAAGAAATACAACAAGAAAGACTTAAATGGAATGAAAGAACTAAATCTATTTTTAGGCCTTAAGTGTTATATAATAAAGATAAAACCAAAAATATAAAAACTAAAAAACTGATTAAATTAAATAGTAAATTTGTAAATTAAAAACAATATATAATGGACCCAAATGAAAAAATACAATTAGACGACATTACCTTTGACGATGTAATCGCAGGTGATGGAGTTGCAGTAGAAGCTATTGATGAAATAGAACCTGTTGCAGAAGAAAAAAAAGAAGAAGTAAAAGAGGAAGTAAAAGAAGAGGCTACATCTGAACTTGATGATATTGAAGAAGAAGATGAGCTTGAAGAAGAAGAGGAAGAAGAAGAGGTAGAGGAAAGAGAAGCAGTAGAAGAGTCTAAGGGAGATGAAGATCAACCTGAAGTTAATGAATCTACAGTTGTATCAGAAATACTAGATAACTTAGGTTATGAAGGTGAATATGAAGATACAGCAGAAGGTTTAACAGAAATGACTAAAGACATAGCTTCTCAAATGGCAGATGATAGAATTGAAGAAGTTCTTGAGAAATTTCCCCTAGTTAAAAAACATTTAGATTATGTTTTAGCTGGAGGAGAATCTCAAAAATTTATGACAGCTTATGATCCTAATTTAGATTATAATACTATGGAGATTGCAGAAGATGACTCAAGAAGTCAAAAAGCAATTCTTTCAGATTATTTTACACAAAAAGGACATGACGGAGATTTTATCAAAGAAATGCTTGAAGATTATGAAGATGCTGGTAAATTACACACTAAAGCTGAAGCAGCAAGAAAAGCTTTAGGTAAAGTACAAGCACAAGAAAAAGAGCAATTAGTAGAACGCCAAAGAGCAGAATTACAAAAACAACAAGAGCAACAAGTTGAATTCTGGAATAGCGTTCAAGAGACGATTAAAGAATCAAAAGAATTTGCAGGATTGCAAGTTCCAGAAAGAGAAAAAACAAAGTTTTTTAATTATCTCTCGAAGCCGGTAACTAAAGAAGGTTACACACAGCGTGATTTAGACCATTCAGAAGCTGAAATGGAAACTAAATTAGCAATAGATTATTTAATGTATAAAGGATTTAATCTAGAAAAAATTATTAATAAGAAAGCTAAAACAACGGCTACGAAAACATTGAGACAAAAAATAGCTAAAAATGAAGAGACTGTAAAAAGTGCTCGTAAACAAACAAGAAAAACTAAAAGTTTTGATTTAGATAATTTAGATCTCAGTATTTAAAAATATACCTTAACAGGGAAATAGGTACCCTATAAAAATTGAAATAAAAATGGCAGTAAATGGAACAA